GCTAGATCCCAGCCACGCACCTTGATGATGTCGCCCATGCGATCAGGCGTCTCATCGCTCACCACATAACTGATCTGTCGCTTAGACTCGCTCTTTGTGATGACCTCAGACCCGCGCCCCCTCACCTGGAGGATCTCGGGATGCGTCTTTATCTGGGCAACTGTTTCAGCGCCGAGGCTGTCCATCTCTTCTGCGGAAGCGCGGCCAGAAGCGACAAGGGATGCTAGCTGGTTGGGTTTGGTCATGGGAATGGGTTATTTTGCCTCCGCTACAGTGATGCAACGGCAGTTGACGACCTCTTCGGCTGGTCCGCTGGGATCGCCGGGGAAGGCCAGACCGTTCAAGAATTGAGTTCCGACAGCGACGGTCTGGCCGTCCACGAACTGGTGAGAGTCGCGGACGTTGCCGTCCCGGCTACTCATCCATGTGTGCTTCGTAATACCAGCGGCTCGCATCTCAGCGACACGACCCTCGTTGAAAGAACGCACGGTCTCCGTTCGCGCTATGCGTTCCGCACGGGCCTCAAGCCCTTCCAGCAGCCCATTAAATTGACTCTCCACCTGCTCACGAACCATCGAGACGGCTTCCGCCAGGGAAGCCGCACCGCTTACGTCCGCCGACTCTAGAGCTTCCAGCACCGCCCTCTTCACGTCATAGAGAAGGGTGTCGTTCGGACCCGTACGCATCCGGGCTCCGTAGCCGGAGAATGCTTGCGCGACCACGGGGCTGTCCCCCCCAATGGAGGGTATGCCAATCCCGACTTCGTCAGCCACCCTCGAAGCGCCAGAAAGCATAATCGCAGTCAGCGCCGGGATGAGCGCCAGAGCCATTTCTTCGCCCCACTGCTCTTCATCTACATCCAAGAAGCGGTCAATCTCAGCCTCCGTGAACACCTGCTTCGTTACAGGCGCAGCAGAACGAGCTTTGTAGTTCGATGTCCGCTCTCGGATTGTTTTCCGCACAGACAGCAGCAGGTCGCGATAGATTCTGACCGACTTCTTTGTCACGCGCTCGATGGTCTCGCGCTCTTCTTCGTCGTAGCTTTTGAAGAAAGCAAGCCGCTTCTCTTCGGTGTCAAGGTGAGGAGGCCAAGAAGGTTCCACCGCGTTTAGGTCGCTCGCATCACGCGAAACTACATCCACACCCGCCTGATCGAGCCGCTTCGACTCCTCGGCCTCCTCAAACTCTTCCGGCAGGTCTTCGTCGTCAACTTCGCTTTGAAGCTCACCAACCCCCGGTTGCACCAGCGTTCCGGGCATCCACCTCTCATCGCCGCCCTCTAGCTGCTCGTGATCCACCTCCCAGCCTGCGAGGTGGGCAGCCTCAACGAAGGTCCGATGCCCCTCGGCATAGAGCTTGATCGTGCGATCCACCTTCGCATCAACATCTTCCCTGAGCGCGGACACCCCGCTGATGTCGAAGTCGATCTTCAACTCAGACTCAGGACCATTAATACGTCTCACGAGCTTGTACTGAAGCTCATCGGTGATGAAGTCCAGGTAGGACAGGACCGTCGTCTCCCAGAAGATGCGGTTCTGCTCACGGGCCGTGGCGTAGTTCATCGTCTCAAGCCCGAGGACCACGGGGGGGACCCCGAACATGGACAAGATGGTTTGACGGTCCCAGGTGCGGAGCTTCTCGTGCTCCATCGCCTGCGGGGTCATCCCAATCTCTTTGTACGTCGTGCCGTTGGGAAGCACGGCTGTCTTACGGTGAGACTCGGGGCGTCCGTGAGCCTCGTGCCACGCCTCCCTGATGGCCCTTTGGTCGTTGTCTGTCAAAGGCCCGTCCACACTCAACACTCCGCCGGGAGATCCTCCGTTCTGGAGAAGCGCCTCATCGTAGCGGTCGATCACGAAGTCTTTAGAAGCGGTTCTGTATGCCGCTTGCATGGGACCCATGCCCCTCAGGGGGTTGTACGGGTTGACTTCAGCTACCTGTACGATTGCATGAGCCGGATAGTCCACAAAGCCCGTGGCCGTAGAAAAGCGCCACATCGCGGGGAGCTTCGTCTGCGGATCAATCAAGGCGTCAACCATGTCACCCCGCACAGGCCAGATCTCCTCTGGCTGCTCCACGAGCGCCATCATTCCACTTGTCCCGCCGACAGCATCAACGGGCACCATCTGCCCCTTCGGGCCTTTCTTCAGAAGGATCAGGAACGTCTCCCCGTACAGCATCTGGGAGGTGCAAACCGACCGGAAGAACTTTCTCTGTGACTGGAGTGGGTTCGGAAAGTCGAACACTTTGGAGATGAGGGCGCTCGGCACATCTTCGTATTCGCCGCTCGACAGCGTTCGCTGAAACCGCACGGGGACGCTTGACGCGGCCCTAGAGATGGCAGACACGCAAGCGTAGATGTAAGGGTGTTGGGCGTAAGGCCGGTTTAGGTCGGCTTCTCCGCCTAAGCCCTGGACCCAGCGGTAAAGACTAGACCCACCCGCCTCACCGCCTAGCAGCGCACTCTTAGACAATGAGCCTACGCCATTACCCCCCCGTTTATACGGAACGGTATCGTCTTCTCGACCCGGAAGCGCCTCAAGTCTGCGATCCTCCGCAGGCGTAGGGGACGACGACAGCAAACGCTCATCGCCAATCATTAGCCTCCAGATACACCGGGGGAGCGCGAATAGCAATAGTGGGAAACCGGGCGACCACAAGATGTTGTGGTCAGGCCCCCTTTCGACCCCCGCACCACCTAGGACTTGTAGATGCGCTGAACGTCGTGTAGGATATCGCTCTTGCTGGAATCGATTCCCGCGAATAATCTTGAAGAGGCGCCTTTCAGGCCCCAGAATCCTCATTCACCCCCCGCAGAAGGAGAATATGTCACGCAAAAACGACCCCGGATTACACGCATGGGTAGGCTCTGCCCTTCGCATGAGGCGCCTAGCGGCTGGCCTAACGCTGAAGGAGTTTGCAGAGTCCGTAGAGGTGACAACGGCGACGGTTGCCCGCTGGGAAACCGAAGAAAACGCCCCTGACGCCCATGCGGTGCAAAGAATCGCTGAAAAGCTAGAGGTTGCACCCGAAGATTTTGCCCGATCACCCCGCGTAGTTTGATGCCCGAGACGCCCGCCCTTTGGAAGCACCAGCAGCAAGCTGTTGACTTCGCCCGAGACCGCCGAGCCACGCTTTACCACATGGGCCTAGGCACCGGGAAATCTCGGTGCGCCATAGAGGTCGCCCGCGAGGCAGGCGCCAAGCAGATACTCATTCTGTGCCCCCTCTCGGTTGTCCCTGCCTGGAAGGAGCAATTTGGGCGCTTTGCGCCAGAGTTTGAGGTTGCCGTCCTCAACAAGGGGTCCGTCAAGAAGAAGTTGAAGGATGCATCTGCCCTTGCCATGAGTGCCGCATACCGGCAGCAGCCCTTCGTTATCGTCATAAACTATGAATCTGCGCGCTGTGAACCGTTTGCCTCGTGGGCAATGAACACGCTTTTGTGGGACCTGCTCGTCATGGACGAGTCTCACCGGATAAAGAGCCCCAAAGGCATCACATCCCGCTGGGTCTCTCGTCTCGCGCCGAACTGCAAAAAGCGTCTGGCCTTGACGGGCACACCGATGCCTCACTCGCCCCTGGACATCTACGCCCAGATGAGGAGCCTCGACCCCACCATCTTTGGCTGGTCATACTTTAAGTTCCGGCTTCGCTACGCAAAGCTCGGCGGATTTGGCGGCAAGCAGGTTACGGGATTCCAGAACATGGACCACCTCAGAGAGAAAATGTCTGCTCTGACCTTCCAAGCCGACCGCTCGGTGCTGGATCTTCCCGAGGCCATCCACGAGAAGCGGGTCATCGAGCTTTCGCCAAAGGGTCGCAAGATCTACGATGAACTAGACCGCGACTTCTGCGCTCAGGTGAAGGAGGGCGAGATCGTCGCGTCCAACGCGCTCGTGAAAATCTTACGCCTCTGCCAGATCACTTCAGGGCTTGTGACGGTCGATTCAGATCCCCCCGAACTCGTTCAAGTAGACACTGAAAAGCAGAAGGCCGTTGCAGACATTTTTGAAGACCTCCCCCCCGAGGAGCCCGTCGTTATCTTTGGGCGCTTTAGATCGGACATTAAGGCTGTTCACGCGGCGGCGGCGGCGGTCGGGCGCGAATCGCTTGAGCTTTCCGGTCGGAAGAAGGAGTTAGAGGACTGGCAGTCCGGCAAGGCGCCAATCCTGGCGGTTCAAATCCAGGCAGGTGGGGTCGGCATTGACCTCACTAGATGCGGGGAGCAGAACTGCGCCTATGTCCTCTACCTGAGCACCGGGCACAACCTCGGGGACTATGAGCAATCTCTAGCGAGGGTTCACCGCCCTGGACAGGAACGCACCGTCTTCTACTATCACATCATCGCTAAAGACACGATAGACGAGCGCATCTTCAAGGCGCTTAGAGCCCGCAAGAACGTAGTCGAGTCAATCTTGGCCGACATTTACCAGGAACAGAAGGAGATGAGCCGATGAACATGGAAATCGTCCGGCGGTTTGCAGAACTGACCGCAGAGAAAAAGAAAGCAGAGGAGAGGCTGCGCGCGATCAAGGATGAGATGGGGGCTCTTGAGCCCGCCGTCCTTTCAGAGCTTGTGGAGAATCAAGTGGATAGGATGCCGATGACGACAAATGACGGAGACCGCATCACCATCTTCATTCACAAGCAGGCATGGGCTCGACCCGTCGATGGGGACAAAGAGGCTGTGGTGCGGACCCTAAAGCGGTGCGGCCTGTCTGACTTGGTCTCGGAGAGCTACAACGCGAACAGCCTCTCTGCTTATGTCAGAGAACGCTTGGCGGACGGCCAGAGCCTTCAGCCCACGCTGAAGGAGGTCATCCGCGTAGATGAAGTTACGTCGATACGGGGGAAGCGGTCCCCTCTTTCGGCTGAATCGCAGACCGCAAAGGCCATGAGGAACCAGAGAGGTTAGAGATGGCAAAACAAGAGAAAGCACTCGCCAAGATAGGCGAAACCGGATACGCAATCATTGACGCCCCCGAAGCACACGAGGTGATGATCGGGGCATTTGACCAGCTCGGGGTCTCTGACTTCCAGCTAGGTCGCATCAAGATCCCCGCTGGAGGAGGAATGGCCTGGGAAGTCGAGTCCCTGGAGGGGACGGAGGTCCATCAGGATCTTGATGTCCTCATCCTTGCCGTCAAGGGCAACCAGAAGTCCTGGTGGTCTACCAGCATGGAAGAGGGCGGAGGGGGCACCCCGCCCTCTTGCTCCTCGAAGGACGGCGTGTTCGGCTTCGGCGTAAACACGCTAGATGCCGACCCAGACGCGGCGCCGACGAAGAACCGCTGCTCAGAATGCCCCTGGAATCAGTTCGGGAGCGCCGGGGCCGGGAAAGCCTGCAAGGACCACAGCCTGCTCTTCTTCTTCCGCGAAGGGGGCCGCATACCCTCCCTGCTGGTTGTCCCCGCGACATCCCAGAAGGCGCTTCAGGGCTTCGTGTTGAAGCTCATAGACGCGGGCAAGAGATTCGAGGGGTGCATCACCAAGCTCTCCCTGAAGAAAGCGCAGTCTCAGAGCGGGATCACTTACTCCACGCTCGACCTCTCCTGGGTTCGCGACCTCGACGAGGACGCTAAGGCCAAGATGGTGGAGGTCAGCAACGACTTCCGTTCCCGGATCTCTGACTTCGACGCCTTCGCTGCAAACGACGACGCCAATTAGGGCATAGCCCAGGGAGGAGCCCTTGTCTGCTGACATTGGCGTCACTGAATCCTTTTTCTCCGCTCTCTACGGAGACGCGGTAGACGAACGCGCGAACCTAGTTCTGTGGTCTAGCCGCAACAAGCGCAGCCAATGGAACGGTTCGTTGTCTGAGGCGGCGGCACACTCGGAGGCGAACGCCGCCGCCTCGGACCTTTACTTCGGAGTGTGCCTGCAAGATTTTGAGGCCGCTAAGGATGAACGGGTCCGTAGATCTGGACAGAACGGGATGGAGTTCGCTCGTGGGTACGCTGCCACGACTGCGGTGATGCCTGGGGTCTGGCTTGATCTCGACATCGCTGGAGATGGGCACGAGAAACGCGGACTGCCTGCATCTGAGGCTGACGCGGAACTTATTCTTCAGCGGCTGCCCTTAGACCCCACGCTCGTGGTCGCCACGGGCGGGGGGTTCCACGTCTACTGGCTCTTCCACGAGCCCTGGGAGATTGAAACCCCCGAAGAGCGAGACCGCGCGGCCTCTGTTGTTAGAGGATGGCAGGCTCTTGCGCTGAACGTCGCTTCGGGCCTTGGCTTTACGGTGGACGCCACGCATGACCTTTCAAGGGTTCTACGCCCCATTGGGACGGTGAACCACAAGTACGGCACCACAGTCAGTTGCCGACAGGAGGCGATGGAGACTCGGTACAACCCGTCAGACTTCGAGGAGTGGGCTGCTGACGTTGTCCCTGTTGGCGCCGCTCTGCCGGAAAAGGTAGAGAAGTTGGGCGATCTCAGACCGGACATCCAGCCTCCCGGCGAGAAACTGATGGCGATGCTCAACCTCGCTCCACAGTTTGCCGCCACCTGGAAGCGTGAGCGCAAGGAGTTCCCTTCTCAGTCTGAGTACGACCTATCCCTGGCCTCTATGGCCGCGAGGGCCGAATGGAAGGATGACGAGATTACTGCACTCATCATCGCGCATCGTCGCGAGGGTGGCGAGAACCTGAAGCTCGACCGACCTGAATACTATGCGCGGTTGCTGGGAAAGGCCAAGTCTGGCAACACCGCCGAGGACGCGCATGAACGCCTTGGCGAGCGCGTAGAGGCTGTTGACCAGGGCGACTCTAGCCTAGACGACGAGCGAGGGGGGTTCTTGAGGGATCTTTCGGCCCTTCTTGGCTTTCCTATCCGCAAGGTCATCAAGTATGTGACAGACCCCCCGCAGTACCGCCTTGTTCTCGACGAGGGAACCATTCACCTGGGCGAGGTCACGACCATCCTTAATCCGACAAAGTTTCGTGCCTCTGTCGCCGCGATCTCTGGGCGTCTAATCCGACGCTTTAACGGGCAGCAGTGGGATCCAGTCGCGCAAGCAATCCTCCAGGCGGTAGAAGAGCTAGACCTGGGAGCCGATTCCTCTGCGGAGCAGCTAGTGGCAGAGTGGCTTGGCGAGTTCCTTGCCCAACACAGGCCCAGTCGCGACCGGGATGACGCCATCGCTGCGCGGCTCCCCTTCGTAGCCCACGACGGCCTGCCTGCGTTCTTCCTGTCAGAGTTCCGTTCGTGGCTAGGCTTCGCGAGAGACGAAAAGATGGGAAGGCGTCAAGTCGCCACGCTTCTGCGTTCGGCGGGCTGCACCCCCCGCACCGTTGCCTACCACCGAGATGATGGCGCGCACTCCACTATCCACGCCTGGGCCGTCGCGCCTCTCATCGCAGCGTCTCTCCCTGATAGGGATTCTTCGCCCTCCTCATCGCAGACCGCTGTTCCTTTCTAAATCCCCACACATCCACCTAACCCCCCTATGGTCCGTCCCTTACGCCATTTAGCCAGCGTTCCTGTTTAGCTAACAAACCCAGATACTGAGAGAAGTGGGGTCTGGGCGCGGTTTTCAAGTTCGCCGCGAACCCCCCCTCTCACCTACCCCCGTCCCCATGAGCCACCCCCCCGACCTTAGCGACCACCTTCTGGCTAGCCAGCTTCATGTAAGCCAGCGCGACCGTAGCGACATCTATCCAACCGTCATCCTCTACGGGTGCGGGTGCTGGTCTCTAGTCGCCCTAACATCCTTCATCGCGTGGCTCCTATGGTAGAAATCCACGACCAAGACCGCGAAGCACTCAGCCAAGAGAACCCCGAGGCTCTTCTGGCTGACGGCCTTGAGGATGCCTTTGTGGGCTACGGCTACGCCTTTGGAAACAAGCCCCTCGCCATCTACGACGAGGAAAAGTGCATCGAGATCTTTATGGAACGCGATGAGATGACACGGGAGGAGGCCATCGACTTCTTCTACTTCAATGTCAAAGGGGCCTTTTGTGGAGAAGGCACCCCGATCTTTATGACGCCGCGCACGGAGACCTGTGATGAATGAAAGCCCCTACCTTTTGGAACTCCCCGCCGTTGTCTCCTTCTCCGGGGGGAGAACTAGCGGCTTTATGCTGCGCCACATCTTGGACGCCCATAAGGGACAGCCCGAGGATCTCAAGATCTGCTTTCAGAACACGGGGCTAGAACACGCCGCTACCTACGAGTTCGTCCGCGAGTGCGGAGAACGGTGGGGCGTGGACATCACATGGCTGGAGTACCGTGTGAATGACGAGAACGAGCATGACTACGCCATTG